TTATACTTTTTAAGTTCTTTAATTTCTTCAATTAATTCCATTGTTTACACTCCTTAACAGACTATTTTTACACACCGAACTAGTTTGATTCTTCAAACTCAATCTTGCTCAAGTGTTTAACTACTATACTTATAACTTTTCCGATAACTGCTAAATCCTCTTGCTCGATAAGTATGTCTGTTTGGATATCGAATAAACTATATTTATTTCTCCTTATATCCACTACATTCGTTTCGTAATCTATAAACAGATTTCTAAATATTTTTTCTTGAAATTCATCGTCTTCAGAATATTCATTTCCATTGTTATCATAAATTATCAAATCTAATTCTTGATATGCGTTTTTTGGAAACTCTTTCCTTAATTCGTCAAACATGTTGTCAATATTTTCATTCATTCTTAAACGCCTCCTAAAGCTTACTGCTTGTTTTCTATCTTTGTTTACGTGTTTTCTTAACTCGTATCTGGCCCTATTTGTTTGTAGTTTAGGAGGATAGGATGGTCCTTTACCCTTTTCTGGTAGAACACCTATGTTACCACCAGAGCCACCGCCACCATAAATACACCTTAATGCTTTCTTAAGCCACATTAATTATCACCTAACTTAAATTCTCTATTCACGACATGCTTGTAAGCGTCAAAGTACAACTCATTCTTGTCGCCATTATATGTTACTTCGTAATACATGCCATCTGAAATTGTTGTAGACAATAGTGCCTTATTGTTTTGTAAAGTTCTATTTAACCACACTACATACACATCATTTGTTGTGATATATGCTGGTGGGTTAATGCTAGTTAAATTCATAAACACATTAACATAATCAACCACGTACCCTTTGCACAATTCTACAAATTTCTCGTTATTCATGCTATTTCCTCCTTTGACTCGATTCCATCAATCGTCGCAAGTCGATTTATTTTAAATGTCCTTTTCTCAATCCCAGTGAACATTCAATAATTCAGCTACTTCTTGATTTTTAGGTAATTCAATCACTTCTGAGAATCCTAAATAATTATCTGTATCATTTCTGATAAAAAATGCTCTAGTAGCTTTTCTTGATAAAGAATCACACTGAGTTATTGAACCGTTCATTCCACGAATAGACATGTTAAAGATTAAGAACGGAATTGCTCTATCTGATAATTCTTCTGCTTGATACCAATATGCTCGTGGATCATAAGTAAAGGTTGGAGATGTTAAGAACTTAATTAGTGGATTATCAGTTTCTGGACGCTTGTATAATGGATTCTTTAATCTATCGTTATGCCATTTAGCAATCAACATTGAGCCAGTACCTGCTGCAGGCTCGTAATAAGTACTATTATCTTTTCCAACTAATTTAGCAACTAGATTAGAAATTGAAGTAGGTGTAAAATCTTGTTTCTTTGATTTTCTTTCAGCTTGTTCATCTCCAAAATATTCTTGAAACCATTCATAACTCATATCAGTTTCAATCTCTAAAAACTTCTTAAATGTTTCTTCACGCTTTTTAGGGTCTAACATTAAATCCATCATTTTTGTTGGAGCTTTAAAAGCGTCATCTATACCCAATAATTTATTAACTGTTTTTACATCAAATTTCATTTAATTTTATTCTCCTTAAACTATTAGCTTTTTTTCACAATAAATACATTTCCTATTTGGAGTTAATAACAATGAGATGAATTTTATTTGATTTGTATTACCACAAGTCTTACATTTTATGTTGATTTTTGTTGAATTTTCTAAAACGTAATCATCAGCAGTCATTTCAAAATTAGGGTTATTTGCTTGAATTTCCTTGAATTTTAGCCTGTCACTTTGTATCTTGCATCCTTTACATTGTCTATCTTTATTTATCCATAAAGATTGCAATCTTAGATTTTCAGAAAAACCACAGGCCTTACACTTCAAATTGATTATTGATGATTTACTCATGTTTTCATCGTCAGTAGTCATTTCAAAATTAGGATTTATTGATTTTATTTGTTCAAATCTATCTATCCAAAAATTTTCCGTTCTTGAAGGCATGATTTTGAAATCTGGATCTTTACCTTTTATTGGTTCTCTAAATTTTGTCATATCTTAGAAACACTCCTCATAATTTGTTGATTATCTCTAACTCTTTCCGTTTCCAGTCTATGAATATAAACTTCTCTAGTTACTGAATCGTCAACGTGTCCTAATCTCTCAGCAACAGCACGACTATCAATACCTTGACTAACTAAGTAAGTAGCATGTTCATGTCTTAATCCATGCAAAGTTATAACTGGAACTCCTGCGTATTTACAAGTTTGTTCAAGTTTATTATTAAGTGATGAATTATATTGGAATCCTTTAATTGACCCAAAAATACTTTCATCTCTATCGGCACCTTTAGCATTTCTCCAAAACATGTATATAACGGCATCATCTACTGGAATTGTTCTAATCGAATATTTATTTTTAGTGCTTTTAAATCTTCTTGAAAAATTTTCATCATAAGCGCCTTTCTTATAATCTAAAGTCTTATTAATAGATATTGTTTTCTTCTCAAAATCAATATCTTCTAATGTTATTCCTAGTAATTCAGCAAACCTTAACCCTGTTTTTAGTAAAATCAAAAAGAAATTCGCATAAGATGAATTCAAATATTTTAAGGTAACTACTAACTTTTTCATGTCATCAAGTTCCATGAATTTAGGTTTCTTCTTATTGGTTACTACACCTTTAGGAATTTGAGCATCATAAGTGACATCTCTATCAGTTAGCCCATCTACGTTATAAGCACGTTTTAAAGCCCAAGCTAATTGACGGTGGAAATCTGTTATAGTAGCTTTTTCATGATTTTTGCCAAACTCATTTAAGATTTGCTGATAGTCATTTGCATTCATATCTTGCAAATACAAGTCAGGACAAATTTTTTTCAAATGTCTATGAGTTAAACAATATTTGTTATACGTTCTTTCTCCTACTTGATTAAGTTTGTACGTATCTACTAAATTTATGAAATAATCAGTGAATAATATTTTCTTTCTTCTTCCCAAAATTAATCACTTCCTAAATTCTTAGTTATCTTTTTTATCTTTTGATCCAACTCAATTTGGGCTACTCTGGTTTCAAAAATTCCTTTGTTTTGTGAGCGTAATTTCTTAGTGTTCAAAACACTGTTTACTCCTTTTCTAATACAAGCCAGGTTGTTAATATCAAAATTGTCTCTATTTCCATCTAAAAATGTAACTACACTATCTTTAGGAACTGGACCGTTATATTTTTCCCAAATTAATACATGTTTTAATTTCCATTTTTCATATCGTGTTCCTGTTGTTTTGACTTTAACCATTGTGTAGCCATCGCATTTATATTCACTGCCTAACGGTTTTTCATTAAGTGATTTTTGGCCTTTTTTGAACCAACCTTTTTCAGAACCAGGAATTCTTAAACCTTTCATTCCTTTGTTCCAAGCTTCATTACCTTTTTTGAATTGAGCATTAATACCGTTATGGATTCCATGTCTATAACACGTTCTTTTCATACTATCTAAGCTCCACTCTAAATCTGGAAATTCTTGTTTAAACATTCTGAAAGTTTCTTTCCACGGTCTACCAGGAACATTTTCTTCTAACCAATTAATCATCTTTGGACTCAATTTTCTTGACATCTTTAACCTCCAATACTTCAGGAGTTTTAACATCTCCAGTCATATCAGCTCTTAGTTGCATAACTCTAAATTGCAAATCAGCACTCTGAATAAGTTTGTCTGACACTGTACTGATTGCTTTAGCTCGTTTTAATTCTTCGTCTAGATTCAAACTATCATCATTCAAACGTTCTAATTGTTCAAACAAAATATTATTTAAATCTTCCATTTTGTTTCTTACCATTTAATCAACTCCATTAACTTTAATTTAATATCGATATTAAGCGGATAACGGGACTCGAACCCATGCTTCCAGATTGGGAATCTGACTGTCTGCCATTGACTTATACCCGCATAATTACCACTAAAATGTGGTAATATCTGTTAATTACTATTTTCTACTTCTTCTTGTTCTGTTATCTTGTGATTCGTACTGATCTACATAACAATCAACATTTGCTTTAGCATAGGTTAGAATGAAAATCACAACTAGCTCCATAAGCCACATACCAAACGTTTCAAAATCAAAGAAATAAAATATTCCTAAAACAAACGTTATGGTATTTGCAAAAATTGTAATAACCAGTAAACAAGTTAATAACTTACTAAGTATTTTCATCGCTCTTGCTCCTGCTTAATTCTTTCTCTTCAAGTTTCCATATCTCTTCTTTAATCTTTCTTGCTAACAATTCAGCATCAAACATATCTTTTGAATAAAATGAAATCAAAAATATTGATATTTCGTATAGAAAACATTGAAGTAAGTAATCATCAAAATGGAATGCACTTATAATTATTGTTATGACTATTGCAAAAGCTGAAATAATCATTAACCAACCTAATAATTTACTCATTACCTTCATCTTCTAACTCCTTTAAAGTCCAAGATTTTGAGATGACGAAGATATCATGTAGTGGTTCATATTCATCAATAACAACATCTTCTAAGTTAGCATTATATTTATAAAGTTTTGCTAATTGAATAGCTTTTGTTTTAAAAGGTGTCATAAATAATGTTGGACCTTTTCTGATTTCTAAAATATTAATATCTATGAGATTCTTCATTCGCTTTTGATTTTTATCTGATACGATATAAACTTTACTCATTTTCTAACTCCCTATAAGATAGTTAATTTAGCGTTTGCCAAAGCCTGTCCTTGCTCTGCAAAATCATGAATTAGATCTTGCATTGTGTCGTAGTCTCCATAAATTTCGTTATTGGTTAGGTTAACAACTGTATAGCCTAATTCTTCCTCTTCAACGATAAGGTAGATACAGCCATCACGGTCTTTGATAACATTTCCCACTTTGTATATATCTTCAAATTCACTATTTTTAAAATTAATTTTCATGTTAATTTCTCCTCAAAACACATTAATTTCAGCATTTACTAAAACATCACTTTCTGACGCAAGTTCACTGATTAGATTTTCCAGTGTGTCATACGTTGCATAAACTTTGTTATTGGTAAGGTCAACAAGCGAATAGTCGTATTCACCATGGTCTACAACAAGGTAAATGTTACCGTTGATCCATTGAATAACGTTACCTACTTGATACATCTCTTCAAAATTGTGTTTCTTAGTGTCAATTTTCATCTTCTGCATCTCCATCTAACTTGTAATCAACTGTCAACTTAGCTTTGACTAATACATCTTTGCTGAAGCCATAATCTTTAGACAATATTTCTAAACTAGAACATAATGGTGTAAGAATTTTTCCATCTATTAAATCTACAAAACAATATCCTGGTACTCCGTCGACACAATGATGTTTAGCAACTAAAACAGGCGTTCCTAATCGTGAAAACACATTTCCCACTTGGTAGATGCTGTTTGCATAAGCTACATTTTTACGTTCAATTTCCATTTTTAAATCTCCTTTAAATTCCTATAAAATCTGTTACATCATAATCAACGCTTTGCATCACGTCATAGAACTCAACTATCTGCTTACCTTTGCGATTAGTTCTTTCGTGCCTTGTATTTACGTTTTTGGTTAATCCATAAATTTTCATCTTAAAATCGTTAGTTCGTGGCACTACTACTTCAACAGGAACACCGTATTTTCTAGCAAACAAATTAAATCTAAGCTTGGCAGCAGTATCAGCTCCAAATTGTGTATTAATGCTAGGCTTAACATCATATACATGCTTAATTTTTCCTTCTCTATCGAAAACTACAAAATCTGGAGCATAACTAATCCTGATTAAATTAACACCACCCATAGCTACTTTATCTTTAATTACGTAACTAGGATGAACTTCGTATTTATACCCGCTATTCTGGATAAAATTTTCATAGAATTTAGCTTCTTTTTGACTGTCAAAAGTAAAACTACCAACCGTTACTTTTTTTGCTGTATGGTTCATTTTGACGCTCCTCTAACGTGATGTTTTTCTTCAAACTTTTGGATGATTTCTTCTTTTCCATCTTTTTTACCTTTTTCGTAAGAAATACTGCACGATTCATTGATAGCAGTCTTGGCTTCCTCTATTTTCTTATCAAAAATTTCAGCAGCTTTTTGAAAACTTGTAACGTTCTCTCCACTTTTTCCAGTTTCTCTAGCCCATGCTACAATTGCTCTTCCAAAATCAGGAAAATAACGTTTCTTTTCTACACGTTTACCATTTTTATTAATTCCTAATTGTTTTACTAAAATAGCTGTATTGTAACTATTGTCAGTAATATAATAGGTTTCATCTAATTTGATATTAATTCCCATATTACTCTGCCTTTCTTTGCTTGTTTGATTCTTCAAACCATACTCTAGCCATTGGTGCATATTGCATACGTGCTTCATTTAACTTCTTAACTAGTTCAGTTGTGTTTTTTAATTTCATATCTTTAGCAATATCATCAAATGTAAAACCATCACTGATTTTTAATAATGCTTGTCGTACATTGAAACCTGATTCATTCTCATATTTTTCTTGAATTAAGAATTTATCAACTATATCTGCTGTAATATCTTCATCTTGATTAATTACTTGATCCAAGCCCAAATTCAATGCTGATTGTCCATTAGGCTTACTTTGCCAAACACCATTTGTATCTTTTTCATAAGTAGTTACATCTTCTCCAGTTTCAATATCTTTTTGAACCGTATAATGTACAATTGCAGATTCAATCATGATACGTACTGCACCATCATTTTTTAACGTTCTTAACTCATCAATTTGCTTGTCCAAATTAGAACCAGATGTCTTTATCTTGATAACCACTTCATCTTTATTTGTCACTTGTAAACTATCGATCTCACTATAAAAATTTAAACTCATTTCTAATTCTCCTTAACTAACTGTTTCTTGTACGCTTGTTCATAAAGAGTTGCTAACTCTACCTGTTTCTTTTCAAATTCAGTAGCTTCTTTCAATTTCCCTTGATATTTAATCTGTAGTTGCAAGATAAATTCTTCACCATCTTCAATGAATTTCCAACCTTGCAACTTTTCTAGTTCAGCTACTGAAATTGCATCCCATACTGCTTCAATTCTTGCGTCATCGTATTTTTTTATGAATTTTTCCATTTTGAGCTTAACTACTGGCTCTTTATCTTTGGTATTCGCTTTAATGCTTTTAATCAATTTGTTGTAGTGCATAGCTTTGTTGAGATACACATCAACCACCTTAGATTTCTGATAACCATTCTCAGCCATGATAGCTTTAAACTGGTTGTAATCCATGTAACTCATTGCACGTCCTCGTCAGTTTCCTTAAAGTACATGTATTTACCGTCAAAGTAGTAACTGATGTCGCCTAGTGAGCCTTCACGATTTTTTCTGATAGATAACTTAACTAGCTCTCTGTTTTCATCGTCTGGACGATATAGAAAAGCTACAACGTTGCTATCTTGCTCAATAGAACCAGATTCACGTAAATCTGAAAGCAAAGGTTCTTTGTTTTGACGGCTCTCAACACCACGATTCAACTGAGCTAAGGCAATTACTGGAATGTTGTACTCATTAGCAATGATTTTTAACTCTCGTGTAATTTTGCCAACTTGTAACCATCTATCTTGTCTACCATTCACTTTAACCAAACCGATGTAGTCAATGATTGCCACATACTTGTCTGGCTTAGCTTTAGCAGCGTTCTTTTTGATTACACTCAAGATACCGCCTAAAGTTAATACTCTGTCATAGATCCTTATCTTGTGAGTTCTGACCCAGTCAATACCTGCCGTTACCATTTTGCTAAATATCAAATCTAGGTCGTTAGCAGGGTTCTTTAATTTTTGACTATCCACATTGGCACTTCTTGAAATAAAACGACTTAGCATTTCCCTTTTATTCATTTCTAGGGTAAAAAAGTCAACTTGGACTTCTGGATCTTTATTCATAATTTGATATGCTAGATTGACTGCGTAAGCCGTTTTACCAACACTGGGTCTAGCACCAATAGTGAACAACATAGAACCATATAAGCCCCCAGCAAGCAGATTATCCAATTTTTCAAAACTTTTAATACCTACTGGATTTCCAGAAGCTATCCTGTCTTGTAGTTCTTCAATTGCTTCTTCAAGTTTTCCATCGTCTTCTGTTTCATCAATTTTAGATAACTCAGCAATCGCTTCTGACAAGTTAGCAAGCTCTTGTTTCTTAGGATATTGTTTGTAAATTTCCATGCTAGTTTCTAGAACACGTTGTGCATATAACTTGTGTAGAGATTTAACGTCATTTTCAAAACTAGCACTCGTTACAAAACCACTTTGTAGGTCAACAAGATTCCTATACTCAACACTTCCATCGTTGTTCATTTCAGTAAAAATGTTGAGTAATGTTCTTTCTTGTAAATCTAGTCCTTGCATAGCTTCAACGATGTTTCTTAACTTAATTTCAGTGAACCAGTCTGTATTGATGTATGTACTATCAATCAGTTCTGGTTTGTTCAGCAACGTTTCCACCACTCTTAGCTCTATCTCGTTCAAGTCGTTCCAACTCCTTTCTTATTTTTTCGTTATCTGGGTGTTCAGATAAGAATAATTTGTATTGATATATCTTTTCTTCGATAGGATCTCTTTCTTTTTCTTTTAGCGGAACTTTTCTTTTTCTTTTCTCTTGTGGTTCAGGGGCACTTTCTACTTCCTGTATATATTTATCAAAATTACTTGGTCTTAATAATGTTGTGAGTGCTATATACTTCTTCATCTTTTCATTATCTTTCCACTGGTTAGCTTTAAACTTAATTACTTTAACTAGTTCTTCTTCTGCATATCCATCTGCTAATCTTGCATGTATTAATTTTCTATTATTTGATGAATTCCTAAAATTAGTATTAGCTTCTTCATTTATTGAATTAATGAATTTAGAATAGTTAAACCTATTTATATTATTAATACTTGTAATATTATCCTCGACATTTTTGTCTAGGGGGTTAGGACATTTTTGTCTACCCCTATAGACACTTTTGTCTAGGGGGTCTTTTGAATTAGTGATTGGATATAATCTTCTTTCAGCTATTTCTTTGGAATTATCTTTATAAATTGGTACATATTCCAAATATCCACATTCTTTTAAATGTTTGATCCAACGTGTAACGCTTCTGTCTGATACATTGTAAAGTTTGGAAAAATATCCATTTCCAGCAACACAATATCCATATTTATTAGACAAAGCTGTAATTTCACTGAATAGTAATTTTTCGCTTGCGTTTAATTTTTTATTGTATCTAACATCAGCAGTTAAAATAGAGTAATAACTTGGCTTTTCTTCCACGTTTCTCACTCCTTCCTGTATTCAAATAATTCTCCTGGTGTAATATCTAGCACCAAACACAACGTATCAATCGTGTCTAGCTTAATCATTGATGTTTTATCGTAATAAAGTTTGGTTAAAGTGCTTCTTGAAATTCCAGTGCGTTCATGCAGTTCTTTTATCTTGATTCTTTTCCTACCCATAATTGTGGATAAATTGTTAATAATCATATTTACCACTCCTTAAAGAGCTTCTCACCCTTTCGGCAGTCTTAGCTTACTGGCTCTCGTAATTTCCTTTGACACCTAATTTTTTCAGTGTTTCAGCATCTAACTTGATTCCATCAACTGGTACGTGATATAGTTCTGCAAACTTTTTAGGTCCTAGTTGGTGGTAGTTTTCGTGATGTGTTCTACATAGTGGCATTACGTGCTTTTGTGTATGGTCTACATGATCTCTGTTCATTCCCATTCCTACCGTATCCAAGTGATGAATGTCAGCATAATCTCCACACACTAAGCATCTTCTGTGCCTGCAACACTCATAAATAAAATACTGTTCTTCTCGTGGTAGTTGTTTGTAGCCTTCCTTGAAAGGAACGTTCCACTCGAACATGAAATCAATGACTAAATCTATCAGTACATTCACATCACTTACGCTTGTTTTAGAATTATCAGCTAAACTAATTTCTTTGCCTGTATATGCTGAGTATTGAAGATAGAACATATCTTTAACATATTCTTGTGGCATTACAGACCACTGAACTATGTCATTAATTAGTGCAAAGAATAATCTTCTCTGCTTTGTTCTCATCTTTCGTCTATCTGCTAGTTCCCAGTCAATGTAGAACTCGTCTTTAGAACCGCTAACCGTTTCTATGTGGTCTAAATTAAGTGATTCTACTGGTTTAATCGCTATCCATTCTTCGTTGTCATGAAAGAACCTGTACGCTCTAGCTCTCTCCATGTTCTAGCTCCTAGAATGGTAAATCTTCATCTGGGATATCGATTTCTTTAGAGTCTGAGAATGGATTTGAATTTGTTTGTTTACTTTGAGTAGTGTTTCCAAATGGATTTGTGTTTGCCTTAGTTGCTGAAGCTCTATTGTTGCTTGTGGGTCTGAATACTCCATTTGGTTCACTTTGTTCCTTAAGTGGTTGTTGAGTTTTAACGCTCAAGTTCCATTTACCGTTATAATCGCTTTGTTCCCACTCGACTGTAATATTAAGTTTCTTGCCGACTAAGCCTTTAACAATAGCACTCATAGTTGAGTTAATTTGAGTACCGTCTTCAATTCCAGCAGCTTTCATTAAAGTGTTAAAACGCTTGGCAGATAGTTTCAATGTTTCTTCTGTATTATCATTCCAAAGAATGTTGTCATAACGAATAACCGCTCCAGCATACTTTCCGTCTAAAACTTCATAATCAAGCACTGCCATTTCTTGACCCTTTTTAGTTGTTTTTGCAGTTGAGCTATCAGCAATCTTTACATTGTAACTACCTGCTTCTTCAACTGCTTTACCAAGTACGTCATTGTAATCTACTGTAAAATTAATCATGTTTTTCTACCTCGTTTTCTTTATTTTCTTCTGTTTCTTTCTTTAATAAGTCTCCTGCTGGTATCAAGGTTCTATCATCTATTCTATTTTTGCCTTGATTTCCTGTTGCAGGATCACAATCTATCAAACGTTCTTTACCATTTTTGTAAAGTCTGCCAACAAAATCGAACGTTGATGTAAAAGCATTGAATGTTTTGTCATTCATGTCTGGATTATATCTACCCTTATCCAAGTTTCCTTTGTTATCTATCTCATGAGCAGTAGCCAACACTGTTAAACCACTGTTCCTTAAATACATTCCTTTTTCTCTAAACCATAACTGTAATTTTTGATAATTTTGACGTCCGTCTCTTGATTTACCGTCAATGTTTTCCAACACTAAATTTTGTAGTGCTGACATGTTATCTAAGCAAAGAATTTCATATTTATCTTTGTTAGCAACGGCATATTCAATTATTTCGTCTACTTTCTCTTGAATTACTTCTTTGTCCGATTCTTCAAGCATTCCTACATCAGTATCTTTACGACCAAGAACAACATTAGTTGATAAGTCAAAAGATATTAGTAGTTTTTTGCCTTCAAATTGATTCAAAAGGCTAGTTTTACCAGTTCCACCAGCTCCATAAATGAAGTACAAGTGTGGTTGTTCTGGAACTTTGCCATCTGGGTAAAATTTCAAGTCTATCACTCCTTTGGTTTCCACATATAAACACTGTCTTTGCTGACTTTTTCAGCCAATTTCATAAGTTCATAGTCTTTTTTAGTCATGCTTAGTCCTCCGTACTGATTACAATCTTGTCTGGTTGCTCTTGAATTTGAACACCGTCAATAACTTCTCCAGTGTTAGTATTTACAACCTTATTTCCAACAACTGATAGACCATCTAAGCCTTTCTTTGCTGATTTTTTGAATAGTCCCTTTTCTAATTTAGGAACGCTTGTTACAAATTCAGTATCTTTTAGCACATCAACTAATTTACTTTCCTCGTAAATCCATTTAGGTTGTTGCTTTCTTGAAGATAATTTTCCATTAGGGCTACTGAATTTAAATTTAGGGTTCTTAACCCTTTCGTTTGTAAAGTATTCTTGCAATAATCCTTCAAAATATTCTTTGGATTCGTTAGCTTTAGAGTTCTCACGTTCTAACCACTCATCAATACGTTCGTGATTTTTATCTGCTAACTTTTTATTTTGATTTATCGTTTCATTTGTTTCTCTTAGCTTGTATAAAGCCCAATCTGCTTTCTCTGGACTATCTACGATAAATCTATCTTCTGTAACTTCTGCTTGCTCTAATTCGTCTAATTCAGCCATTGTTATTCTCCTTGTGTTGTTTCATTTGCATTTTTGTTAGATCCATCATCACTTTTACTTTGGTTCTATCTGATTTGTTAAAATCATATTTGTTAGCAAAATAAAAACCTTTGATGAATTTGTATTTATCTTCAAAATTATCTATCGCTTTCATTGTTTTTAGGATATAATGAAAGTTGGGTAGAACATTTTGATGTTTATTTGAGTCAGTGACTGCAATCACTGACTTTTTTATTTCCACCAATTTAATCACTTCCTTTCATGTTCATCTTCATCGCCCCAATCGAAGAATGTTCCATCTTGGATTGCATCAAGCATTGGAGCTAACATCAACCCCAATAGGACACCTATCAACAATATTGATAATTCAATCATTTTGATTCCTCCTTAATTGATGCTAAAACTGCTATAGCTAAAACGACCCAAACCGCAAAGCCAAAGCCAATATACAAGTGACCCATCCCAAAACTTAATCCACTAAAGAAAATTCCAACTAAAGCACTTAAATTTACAAATCCTTTACCTGCGTCCATCACTATCTACTCCCTTTCTTCGTTTCCATAATCTGTACAGGTCTACACAACCCGCATAAGCTATTAACAACAAAATTCCATACACACACCACAAGTTATTGCTCATCATTCCAAATAGCCCTCCTTATAGCCATTTCGATTTCTTTATCAATCTTGACTTTTGACAAATCTTCAATGATGTTGCCATTTTTGTCATAATTAATAACTTTGAACTCTCTAGCTTCAGTCATCTTTATCACTCCAATCATTGAATTTATCCTTAGCCCAGCTCACACCAACAAACACAACTATGTAAACTAGGCAAGCAACTATAACTGCCAGGATAGGTTGCATCTAGTCAGCCCCTTATCTTCTTCAAGATACAAATCTTGCATACCAGGCAAGTCACACATTGAATACAAGGTTTCTCTATACATTTCCTTGTAGTCGTCAATCGTGGAGTCAACACCGTTAGTTTTCATGGTTGCTCCTTTTTCGCTAAGTTCTAGCATGAATTTAATAGCTTCTCTTACGTTTTCGAATTCCATTACTTAACATCTCCTTAAAACAAGTTCCCTTGAGCATTTGTTTTTTCGATTTCATCTTTAAGCTCGAATGGTGGATACCAGTTGTTGATATATTCTTTAGCTTCATCAAATCTCTTCATTGGAGTATCAACATATTGATTTACATCAAAACGATGTCGATAAGATTTAAATAATTCGTTGTAGAGTTTTGAACGTAAGCTCCTGTCTTGATATGAATTACTTTCGCTACCACCACAAACTTGAATGATTTTCTTGTTTCTAGCTTTTGTTAATTCCTTATTTCTAGGACTGGTTAAACCAGACAAATTCATTAGGAAATTAACTTTTTCATTTTGTTCTTCAATCTTCTTATCTTGGTCTTTCATGACGCTATAAAACATTGTTGACATCTCAGCTAGATTTGTTGGTAATCTAAATTGCGTTTCTTCTTTAATTTTCTTTTCCATTTGATTAAATGCTTCAATGTACTTAAGCTTGAACTCCATAGCTTTTGAACCTGTATATCCCATTGCTATCAAAGTGAACCCGTCTCTATTCATAAAGTAAATTCTTCGATTACGTCCGTATGAGTCTGGTTCATTGCTTTCAAAAAACATCTGTCCAAAATTGGACACATCTTTTAAAGCATCAATATCACGTAAAACGTGTTGATGTTTCTTTTCAAAAACTTCTGCCAAAGCCAAACTTGTTGTAACGACTTGCTTGTCGTGCATGATTACTAATTCGTCCATTCCAATTCCTCCTTATTTAATTCTTAAATCTGAAATGATTTTTAAAATGACTCGATTTCCTCTAGGCGTTATCTTTCGCCCAGTTAAAAAGTCGGACATGTCTTGTTTCTTGATACCGTATGTAACGGCTAATGAAGTAACTGAAATGTCATTTTCTTCAAGGTACTCCATAATCTTTTCTCTACCTGGCTTTGTTTCTGGCACTTTAATCACTCCTTTCTTAATTCCTACCCACCCACCCTACTAAGTAAGTTTTGAAGTAAGCTTTAAATAGAACACTTTTTATGAAAAAATATTGACTACTAGCCCACAATAATGTACTATTAAAGCGTAGTTAATAAGTGCAACAAATAAGGCTCATAATCAATCTTGGCGGAAATAATTATGCTCATATCGTTGCTTATTAACTGACAACTTAACTTACAAGAAATAGTATATCCCATAATAATGTGATAGTCAACAAAATATCCCATTATTTTATACTTTTTTCTTGTCTAGCTTTTTGGAAAGGACGATATTGCTGTTATGACAATACTTGAACGTATCCAGGAGCTTGCAAAGAAAAGAGATATTACTCTAAAAGAATTATCCTTAGAACTTGGTTTTAGCAAAAACTACCTATATTCTCTAAAAACGCAAGCTCCTTCTGCTGATAAACTATCGAAGATAGCTGACTATTTTAGAGTGTCTACTGATTACTTGCTTGGCAGGTCTGATGATAAATACGACTTGTCACCACAAGAAAAAATTGACATAGGTATTGAAGCTGAAAAAATGATGAAAGGATTGAATGACGAAGGCTCTATAAACTTTTATGGAGAGCCAATGAGTGATGAAGATAAAGAAGCTACTTTATCAGCTCTGAATTTATTAATGACTATTAATAGAAAGAAAGCTAAGAAAAAGAAAGATATGAATTAGGCGGTGATTGTGTGGCATTAAAAGATGACGTCAATTCATTAATTGAACTTTATGGAACTTGTGACCCAGAACAGATTTTAAAATGCATGGGTGTAGCTATCTGTAATACAGACTTACTACCGCCTAGCACTTTAGCGATGAAAGTTACAAGTGACAAGGAAACAACAATAGGTATTTTAGATAGTTTGTCTGAGCATACTAGAAAATTTGTTTTAGCTCACGAACTAGGACACGTTATAGAACACGCTAGTTGTTCTACTACATTCTATAGGTCTTTTACTTCTGGCTATGATGTGCCTAAGATTGAAGCAGGAGCTAATAGATTTGCTTTCTATCTGCTATTAAGTGGCTTTGAAATAAATGAGTCGTTTAATAAGTATGATTTTGTTAGATCTTATGGCCTGCCAGAAGAACTAGCTAGGTTTGTGAGTGTTTAAAAAATAATACATAAAATAAAGGAGTAATTAGTTATGATTTTACCAGTTAGAATATTGATGTTTTTGCTTATGTTAACCATTGCCTATTTCATATTTAGATGGAATAACAATAACTCTAAAAAGAAACGTTGGTATGCATTAGCTATTATATTTGCTTTAAGTAGTTTTGGTGCTTTAACAGATACTCCAGAAGCTAGGCATCAAGAAGCAGTTGAAAGCAGCAAAGCAGAAAGCTCTTCAATTAAAGAATCGAAACGTAAGGAAAGTATTTCGATTGAAGAAGATGTAAAATCTTCAAGTTTATCAGAAAAAAAAGCTAGTTCTATCAAAGCTAAGCAATCATCTGCTAAATCATCTGAAAGTAGCTCTAAGAAAATTCCAAGAGAATATGTTTCTGCTTTGATTAAAGGTCAAGAATATGCTGATAGTATGTACATGTCTAAAAAGGCTGTTTATAATCAGCTTACTTCTGACTATGGAGAAAAGTTTTCTTCTGACGCTGCTAATTATGCTATGGCTAACATTAAAGCTAATTGGAATAAAAATGCATTGCATAAAGCTAAGGAATATCAAGAAGAACAAAACATGTCACCAGATGCAATCTATGATCAATTAACTTCAGACTATGGCGAACAATTTACACCAGATGAAGCTAACTATGCAATTCAACATCTTGAAAAATAAATAGCTAAAGGAGTGGATTAAATGTCAAAAATATGTCTGATAGATAATGAAAAATTAGGGATGATGGCAAATTCATTTAAAACTAAGGACGGTAATGTTTTATGTGCAAAACATGCTGAAGTACTTGGTCTAACTCCTAAAGATGTTTCAGAATTATTAACAACAGATATTAAAGATGATTTCAACGATTTAATGAATGCTATGAAAAAATTCAATATAACGGATATAAACCAATTATCAAAGAGTGAACGTAAATCTTTAGCTTATTTAGCTAAACGTAATTTAAACAAATTATCTCCTGATACATATAAACAAGTTGAAGATATTACAACTCAAATAGCAGGTAATAGATTAATGTTGTTAGGTTTAGGTTTACAAGGTTCTGTTGATAGTTTGACTCCATCTTATTTAGCAGCTATCTTAGAACAAAATTGGATTTTAATCAGACAAAACGAACAAATCATTGAGCTGTTAAAAGATAAAGAATAATCTAAACCCGTCGAATTTGACGGGTTTTAAATTTAAGGAGCAATTTTATTATGAAAATAGCAATCTATACTAGAGTATCTACTATGGAACAAGCAGAAGAAGGATACTCTATATCTGAACAACAAGACAAACTCAAGAAGTATTGTGATATTAAAGATTGGAAAGTAGCTAGAGTGTATACAGACCCTGGTTTTTCTGGCTCTAATACAAACAGGCCTAGTCTTCAGCAACTTATCTCAGATTGCAAAAATAACATGTTTGACGCTGTTCTAGTTTACAAGCTTGACCGTTTGTCACGTTCTCAAAAAGATACATTATATCTAATTGAAGATGTGTTTAATAAAAATGGTGTTGGTTTCATCAGCCTGTCAGAAAACTTTGACACATCTACTGCATTTGGTAAGGCTATGATAGGTATTCTGTCTGTTTTTGCTCAACTAGAACGTGAACAGATAACAGAACGTATGACACTAGGACGTGTTGGACGTGCTAAGGCCGGAAAGGCTATGGGCTGGTCTAATTGTCCCTTTGGCTACACGATTTATAAAGAAGTTTATGAAATTGACCCTTTTAGAGCTGAGATTGTCAAACGCATCTTCAAAGATTATTTAGCAGGAGTTAGCATTATTAAACTTACTCAAAATCTAAATAAAGAAGGACACATTGGAAAAGAAAATAACTGGTCTTATCGAACAGTTAGACAAGTGTTAGATAACATTGTTTACGCTGGATACATCAAATATAAAGGGGAAATCTATCCAGGTTTGCATAAACCTATCATTTCAATAAGTGATTATAAAAAGACACAAGCTGAGCTTAAAAAAAGAAAGATTACTCAAGCTGAATTACATAATCCACGCCCATTTAGAACTAAATACATGCTATCTGGTTTAATGAGATGTGGCTATTGTAATTCTGTTTTACAAATTGCTACAAGTAATTTAAAAGACGGAACACACTTACATAGGTATACTTGTCCTAGTTCAAGACCACGCAAACGCTCAACTAACAAGCGACATGATTTCGATTGTGGTTTTAAATTTATCAAAAAAAATGAAATTGAAAGTGTTGTTATAAGTGAAATCAAGAAACTACCTTTAAATATGGATAAAGTTATTAATAATCAAGAAAATAAAGATGTTTCTAAGGAAATTAAAGCTATCAAAGCAGAATTACAACAAGTTGAAAAGAAGCAAGATAAAATGGTTGATTTGTATCTGTTGGATAACATCAACGTTGATGAATTGAACAAAAAGAATGATGAATTGAGTAAGCAAAAGGAAAACTTGCAGAAGAGATTAAATAGCCTAATTGATAACAAAAATAAAGAAAAAATCGAAGATTTTATCAAGAATGCTAAAGAAGCCAAAAACATTGATAAGTTAGATTATGAAAAACAAAAAGTCATTGTTAGAAAATTAATTAGTGGTATCAAGGTATTTAACGATAAAGTAGAAATAAACTGGAACATTTAAGCCTAATATTTTTTAGGCTTTTTTAAAAAAATTAGAACATGTCATTGAAATGACG